CTCGCATATATTGGAGTTCGGCATATACAATCCAATGATTCAATAGTTTATCATTTCAACGAAGGTGAAAAATATTTAAAAAAATGAAGGTATTTATCTTTGGAGCAAATGGGATGCTTGGTAGTTATCTACATAAATACCTCAGTGGTTCTATTCCTGTAACAAGACATCAATTAGATGCAATGAAAATTCAAAAGAAGGATTTTTATGAACAGATAGAATCTTTGGAGATTCCACGCAATAGCGTAATCATAAATGCAATAGGGATAATTAATAAGCGAAAAAAGCCTGATATTAATTTTATGATCGTTAATTCCATCTTCCCAAGATTACTTGCAGAATACTGTGAGAGTAATTTTATCTCTTTAATACATATTTCAACCGACTGTGTTTTTAACGGATCTAGAGGTGTTTATACTGAACGCGATCTTCCAGATGATATGAGTGTTTATGGAATATCAAAATCAGCAGGGGATTGTCTTAATTGCACTATAATAAGAGCTTCCATAATTGGAGAAAACAGAATGAATAATCTTGACTTACTTGAATGGGTAAGAACACATGAAAACACAACGCTAACCGGATGGATTAATCATATATGGAATGGAGTTACCTGTTTACAGCTTGCAAAAATATGCGAATGGATAATTAATACGAATTATTTCTGGCAGGGAGTGAAGCATATTTATTCACCTACGGTAATAAGTAAGGCTGACCTTGTTGAAATGATAAGTGAAATTTATAGATTAAATAATAAAGTGGAGAAAATATCAGCTCTTGTGGATTGCGACAGGACTTTATTTTCATTAAATCCAATACCTTTTAAGATACCGGATTTAAGGACTCAGATTATTGAGCAGAAAAACTTTGAATTATGATAGTATTGATCACTCCAACAGGCGCAAGGGAGGCGCAATTTAATCTTTGTAGTTTATTCATGCAACGGCAAACCTATCAAGGTCCGGTTACTTGGATTATTGTTGATGACTGTTATCCTAAAACTACTGATAGAATACAAGGGGATTTCAAGCCTGACTGGACAATAATAAAAGTCTATCCCACTCCAATATGGAACGGACAAAATACACAGTCAAGAAATTTATCGGTAGGATTGGATGCTATGGAAGGTAATTGTAAAGATATTGAAGCTATTTTCGTTATTGAAGATGACGATTATTATAAGTATATCTACATTGAAAGGATGTTACAACATTTAACAGGTTTCTGGGCGTGCGGAGAAATGAATACGATTTATTATAATGTCCAACACAGGAGATATGCTGACAATAACAATAGGCAGCATTCAAGTCTTTTCCAAATTGCTTTTACTTCAGAGGCTTTACCGATATTCCGTACAGCAGTTTCAGCTCAATGGATTGACGCACATTTTTGCTCTATAATGCCAAAGGATAAATTGAACTTATTTAATGACGGTATTCTGTCAGTAGGCATGAAAGGGATGCCCGGAAGGAGAGGAATAGGAGCAGGACACACAAGAATGGATAGACACCCGATGGATTATAATGGCAATTATCTTAAATCACTTATAGGGGAACAAGATGCAAAATACTACGAACGATATTACAGCGATAACAGTCGTTCACAACACTTATTCGTTACTAAAGGTCGCGTTTGAATCTTTCAGGAGATTTCATCCTGATATGCAAATGATTATCATAGATGGTTCAGATCAGACCGATCCCTGTTATTCATACATAATTTCGCTTGCATCCGATTTAACTACCGTTGGCGTATGTGGGTATAACATAGGACACGGAAGGGGAATGGACGCAGCGATTAGAATGTGCAGAACCCGGTTTGCTTTGATATTTGATTCTGATATTGTTTTTCTTAAAAGTCCTGTTCAGTTGATGCTTGATATGATGGAGGAAGATACTTACGGAATAGGATATATTGAGAAAACAGGATTTGATGGTTACGAATATGGCGCACATCCTCATCATAAAAATGAGGGTTTTATGTATATGCTTCATCCTTATTTTCATTTACTACAAATATCTGAGTATTATAAATTTCATCCTTACGTTCATCATGGAGCACCATGCTTTAAGGCAGCACTTGATATTCATAATAGAGGACTAACAGATAAAATAATAAAAGTATTCCCCGGATTAGGTCATACTCACGGCAAAGGATGGGTTTGGTCAGCTGTTCCCGGAGAATGGATTTTACATGACACAGCCGGGACACGAAAGGATAGAGTAAGTCGAGGCAAACCAGAAATAGAAGGACAATGGCAACGGTAGCTGTTTTAGGATTGGGAGATTCATTAAAGGAATTTATTAATGAAGGTTATGATAATGTGATTGGAGTTAACGACATTTGGAGGTATGTCAAAACTGATGTGGTTGTTTGTGTGGATTATCCTTCTGCTTTTACTCCAGAGAGATTGAGTGTTATCAATAATTGTAAGCCGGATGCCTTTTATAGTTGTATGGTCATATGGGACACGTTACCTAATTTCAGAAAGATAGATTTACTTCCCGGCTATCCGGATCAGGTTTGCAGAATAGATTTACCCGGATTGAATAAGTCATATTGCAGTCCATTTGTTGCAGTTCAGGTAGCTTACAGATATTATAATGCAACTGAAATTCATTTGTTTGGTGTTGATCTCGTCAATCATCCTCATTTAGATCAGGTTATTTGTGCGAAAATAAAAACTCACTTTTATAATCTCAAAATAACCCTTAAATCTAAGGGATGCGAGTTAATAGTTCACGGAACTGGCATCCTTAGTATTCAATTATGAATACAAATATTTCAAATCCTTAATTTACATTTGTAATCACTTAAATACTCAAAGACAATGGGTGACGAAATGTGGTGTTGTGATTCTTATTATTATTCGTTTGCAGTACACCTTCAAATAAATGATGGTTTCCCCTGCGAGAATTCATTATGGATAGCAGATTATCTTTTTGATTGTTTCGGAGGACAAGGAAATTAATATGGAAGCAGCAATCTTAAAAATTTATGGTGACATAGGAGAACCTGATCCTATGTCTGAATTGTTTAATAATTCTGATGAAAGTGTTTCAGCAAAAACAGTATCGGACTTTCTTGATGAACATAAAGAGGCTTCCGATATTACTATAAAAATAAATTCCAGAGGAGGCGATGTGCAGGAGGGATGGGCAATACATGATCTCCTCATGAATTCCGGTAAAAGGATTAAAACCATTGGTGAGGGTAAGATCTACTCAATAGCAACAATCATTTTCCTTTCTGGTTCTGAACGTGAGATAATGAAGAACGCTGACGGTCTTATTCATAATCCTTTCATTCCTCCTTTCACATTAGCAGACCAGTACGAATCAGATGATCTTTTAAAGATTGCCGAATCTCTTAAACAGGAAGAAGCCAAAATCCTTGATTATTATGTTGAGAGGACAGGAACTTCGGCTGAAAAACTTGCTGAATACATGAAGGAAGATACTAAACTTTCGGCTGAGGATATGCTTTCACTTGGATTTGCAACTAAAATTATTGAGCCTGTAAAGGCTTTCGCAATTTATAAACCTAAAAATAGTTTTAAAATGGATGAAAAGGAATTTAAGTCATGGGGGCAAAAACTTGATACTCTCTTGGAGAAAGTTAAGAATCTATCAAGGATTACCCCTGCCGATCAGACGTTGAAAGACAAAGACGGCAAGGAATTCAAACTTGAAAAAGAAACCGGCGCTCCGGCAGTCGGAGATAAAGCCTCTCCTGATGGTTCGTTTACAATGGCAGATGGAAAGACTATCGTTATTGCAGGCGGTGTAATCTCAGAGATAAAAGAGGCTACGGTTGGAAAGACTGAACTTGAACTGGCAAATGAAAAGATTGCTGAACTTCAGGCAAAGCTTAATGCCAAAGTCAAAGAGGTAGCTGATTCCAAACAGGCAAAAGAGGAATTTGAAGCCGAGAAAGTAAAAGCTGCTGCACTTGTAACAGAACTTACTTCCATGAAGAATATGTGGAGGCCTGATTCACGGAGCAAGTTGAGTTCCGGTAAGAAGGTCGGGGAAATTGATCTTGACCAAGTGCGTGAAATTATGACTAACAAAAAAACTGAATAATTATGTCACAAGCATCTCCTTCGTGTGGACACACGCTAAATTTCGATAATCTTCATTTCACACCTGATGAACTCAGGTCATTGAATGAACTGGTTGTAACTGCCGTTCTAGAAGCACCTTCGATTAGTGCATTTCACTCCCTTGTCACCGGGATTAAAAATGATAAGAGAATAGGTATTATCCCCGGCACGTTTGGACTTCTCTTAAAGGCAGGGCAGGGTTGTAATCCTGAGCCGAACTGTTATGAAGATGTTGCTATTGAAAAAACATGGGAACCTCACCAGTTAGAATTCATAACTGATATCTGCTTGACTGATCTGGTAAACTCTCTCATGAGATTTTATATCAACTGTACAGATCCTTTCGATCTCACCCGGACAGAAATATTCACTTTCATTCTGAATATTCTTGCCAAGGATTTCCCAAAAGAAGTCCTCCGCTATGCCTGGTTCGGACATATTCATGCTACACCTGTTCCGGTAGGGGTTTTAACTCCGGGTTCTGATCCTACGTTCTGGAATGTATTTAATGGATTTTGGGATCAGATGGCTGCTATTTATGCTACTAATCCTTTGCAGATTAATGCCATGCCGGGGAATGCTTCGTTAACATACGCCCTTCAGGGTACGGTTGCAACTCCACTGCTCACAATGGCTGCTGTCAATGCTCTTATTGACAATGCGATTTCGGAACTTGCACAACAGCCTGACAGGGTTCTTTTGGTAACAAGATCAGTATTTGACAGGCTGAGAAGGCAACTTCAGGCATTAGGAACTGCATTTCAGGATTACAAACTGATGATCAACGGGATTGAATTTGCTAACTGGGATGGTATCCCGATGTATTCTATTCCTTTGTGGGATCAGTGGATTCGTGCTTATGAAAATAACACGATAGTCGGACGTTGGAATGATCCTCACAGGGTTGTCTATACAACCAAATCGAATCTAAATATCGGTATGTCATGTACCAGCCTGTTTGAAAACATTAATACATTCTACGATCCTACTACTCGGCTCAACAGGA